CAGAAGGTTTCAGATGAGTTCTTTGATTTCTTAATGACGAACTCGCGGAACCCATGTAAGCCTACCATTTATAGTTTTGAACAAGCTGTGTTGGGTGATGGAGAATCCTTGAGATCTGTCGATAGGAGCACCAGCGCAGGTTGGCCCTATAATCTCAATAGGCGTACTTCCAAGAAAAGTTATTTCTTCGGTAAGGAGCAGCTCCATGATGTGGTGGGTGAGAGAGCCAAACTAATCGAGCAGCAATGCCTTGAGTATGAAGCCAGTCTTGTGAAAGGGGTTAGAATACCCCAGAATTATACTGACTTTCCAAAAGATGAGTTGGTCAAGAAGGAGAAAGCTCTTGGTGGAAAAATACGCCTAATATCGGCTTGCACAGTTGTACTTCTTGTTTCGATAAGGAAGTATTTCGGTGCTTTCATGTCTTGGATTACAAGAAATTGTATCAGTAATGGTTCTGCTATAGGTATAGATCCTTACTCTGGCGATTGGGATATGTTAGCCACAAAGTTACATTCAAAAGGAAAACGGGTCAATGCAGGAGATCACAAGGATTATGATGCCAAACATGTGACCACAGCAATGTGGGCAGTGCTTGATTTGATCAATAGATGGTATAATGATGAACACTCAAAGATAAGAACAGGTTTGTTCTTGGAGATAGTATGTTCAAGACACGCTTTCAAGAACAGACTAGTTGAGTGGAATGGTAATATGCCTCCAGGCAATCCATTGACTTCTATTATCAATACTCTCTGTAATCATCTATATATTAGACAGTGTTTTGATATTCTTGCTCCTGATCTTAACTTTGATTTCCACGTGTTTCTTGTGTGTCAGGGTGATGATAATATCTATTCTGTTAGTGATGAAGCATCACGGTTCTTTAACGAGTTTACAGTTATAGGAGCGATGGCTCTGCAAGGTCTTACTTATACCTTAGAAACTAAGAAGGAGTGTACCGAGTATGAACCTCGTGTTCTTGAAGATTGTGAATTTTTGAAAAGAGGGTTCAGGATGCATGAACATTTGGGTAAATATGTTGGTCCCCTCCGTCTCAACAAAGCTTTAGCTTTGCCTTATTGGACGAAGGACAATGATATGAATATTTTAGTTGACAAATTGGACGTAACATCAGTGGAGTTAGCTCTAGCTGGTGAGGATACTTGGAATAAGTACATGCCTGTACTTTTGAACAAATGGCAAGAGGTCAGAGGATCTCACGGCTGGCCTAGAGTGACGTTGTATGAAAACGCACTCGGCCGGCTCATTTAATGGTCCCTAACGAGGTGGTACTCGTAAAACACCCGCTTGGAGAGCGATACAAAGCCACAAACAGAAGACCTTGGAAGGTCTCAAAACTTCCACGCCCGGGAAAGGGTTTTGAATATTTCCGAAAAACCAAGATGACGTTCTCGCGTCGTTGTATTTCAGGC